TAATTAGTAATTCTCATAGTGCTTGTAGAAGTTCCTATACTAACAAGTGCAACTACATTAGTTATAGAACTATTTGCTGATGCAGTAACTAAATATGTAGTGTGTGTGCCTGTGACTCCATATACAGTAGCTGATGCTGTGCCATCGTGTGATAATGCTGCCGTAGCACCTGAAGCCACTTCCTCAACCAAATTATCAGCACCATCCACAGAACCTGTTACTGTAACTCCGTTTGCAGTTGTTTCAATCTTTTTAGCATTGTTATGATAAAGTGATACTTCAGCATCTGGTTTAAATTGAGCCAAAGTTTCAGAAGTGCCTTTTTGTAAAAATATTCCAGCACCATTTGACATAATAACTAATGTACCAGTACCTTCTTCATTAATTATGCTATCAGAACCATCGTGATATATAGATAAATCATTACTACTTCCAAGTCTTATTTGACTATTATCAGTAAAATTTACACTACCTGTCATATTGCCACCAGCTAAAGGCAACTTAGTTGAGTCAGTTGCGTTTGTAGGAGCAGAGGATATTCCATCAGCATCTAGTCCTGTTACTGTGCCTGAACCATTAATTACAATACTCATCCGTTACTCCTATGGTGTTTGTGCATCTATCATTGCTTGATAGGCTGTCTTTACTGAGTCAGTCCAAGTCGCATTAGCTACTGCTTGTACTCTAGCATCTTCACCGCTAATGTCTGTGTCTACCCAAGCATCACTCTCATTTTTAGTACTAGGTTCTAAAACATTTCTATGGAATGAGGATGACAATACTGCTCCATCTTCCTTAACTCTTGTTGCTGTACGAACTTGCAATCTTCCATTTTCTAATACTTCAATCTTGTCTACTACTGTTTCTTTTGTTAATGCCACTTTATTCTCCTGTTATTAAATGTCCGTTCTAAGAATCCACTTAGAATAATTGTCAAGCTAAAAATTACTGTGATGTAAAATATGCTATTGATAAAACTATTTCTGTTCCGTTATCCCATTGCATAGTTGGTGAAATTTGATTATCTCTAAGTTTCCAAAAACTTGCGTGTGCAGTATTAGTTTGTACTAACCATTGATTTGATTTTTCAGGAATCGGGCCATTATAAGTCCACAAACTACCAGCCGACCTGTGGTTTGCGGACGAAGCTGTAAAAGGTAAAGACATATTCATTAGATAACCATTTTGAACATCACCAGGGCTGTAATAAAGCGAAATAAAAACCATCTGACCTATTTTTGTATAACTAGCGTTATATAGAGTACCATTTACAACGGCATTAGATGTATCTTTAAAAACTGGAGTAAAAGTGCCTTCCTCATAATCGTCTAAAGTATTGGCTGCTCCTGTTCCTCCTATGGTTAAACCACTACCTAAAACTAAATTTCCTGAAGGTATGTATACATTACCATTTGTTTTTTTAATCCACAGTTTTGTACCACTATTATAAATATGGAAATCTTCATCATCACCATCGTGTAATGAGCCACGACCTTGACCTAATTGCCACGTTCCATCTTCACTTACCATTTCAAGTTCAGCACCAGTTGTAGTGCCTGATTTTGTATTTTGTATTCGTATCTTAGTAGAGTTTCCACTTCCTGCAACGTGAAGTGGCTCAGATGGACTTCCAGTTCCAATTCCTACACGCTCACTTGAGTCAATTGTTATGGCAGTAGCATCACCATTATCTGTAATTGAACTTGGTACATCAGCAGTCGTTGCTAGTGTGCCTGTAGAATCAGGTAGTGTAATCGTTCTGTCTGTACTCGTATTAGGAGCAGTTACAGTTAGTACCCCTGTGCCTGATGCGTTGCCTTGTATTTTAACTTTACTCATTATGCTATCACCCAAGTTGAACCCGTTGGAATCGTGACTGAAACCCCTGAGTTAATTGTAATCGGACTTGCTGTAAGTGCATTATTGCCACTTGTAATGCTGTAGTTAGCGCTTATAGTATGAGAATGTTCATACAGCGCTTTGTCTGTAGTATTTCCACCACCTACTGCTGTCCAAGCTGAACCATCGTAAATCTCAGCGCTAGAATCTGTTGTGTTAAATCTAATAAAGCCTGTGGCTGGTGATCCATCTCTTTGACCTGTTGTACCTACTGGAAGTTTAGCAGAGCCTGTTGCAGAGGTTTTATCAACAATAGAAGCTACACCATCAAGTAAATTAATTTCTGTAGCATCTGAGGTAATTGCTGTGCCACCTACTTTCCATTGACCTGCAGTTAAATTTGGCTTAATGGCTGTAGTGCCATCTAATAGATCATCAATTGCATCTAAGTCATTATTAAGTTTTGTTCCCCAAGTATCGTCTGAAGCATCTACTTCAGGCTTGACTAGGTTAAATGTAGTTGTAGTAGTATCTGCCATATCTTAGTCCGTTAATGTTACTGTTGTTGTAATTTCAGGAGTTTGCGCTCCACCGTTAGTATACACCGTTACAGTTTGTTGTCCAAGCGAGTTGCCTACTGGGATAGTTGTGTCAAATGATCCACCACCACCTCCCATTGATTCACCAGTCACTTGTATTCGTATATTTGTATAACCAGTTACATCTTGATCAATTGCTGTATACCATCCTTGTGCGTAACTTCCACAATCTCCTCTACCTGTATGAACTGCACCACTAGGTTCAGCTCCAGCTATTTCTACTTTACCTGCACCATCATATTTGACATATAAATAGTGATCTATACAATGCCTTCTAGTGTCTGTGTATGATACTGCTGGCAAACCTTCTGTCCATACTTCTGTACCATTAAAGAACACTTTATCCATAGACGTACCATTAAAAAATACTTCTTTAGTTTCCGATATATCTGTTCCGTTAATAAATAATCCCATTACGAAGTTTGTATATATAAGTTCCCACCTGATGTCCAAATTTTAGCCATGCCTTTCGTTGATTGAGTAGCAAAAGGTGTAGCTGTTTCTACAAATGCAGTTGTTGCCACTTGTGTTGTATTAGTACCACTAGAAGCTGTAGGTGCAGTCGGTGTGCCTGTAAGACTTGGACTTGCTAGATTAGCTTTAGTATTAATTTGTGTTTGTACATTAGATGTAACACCATCCATGTAATTAAGTTCAGCAGTTGTAGCTGTAACTCCATCTAATATGTTTAATTCAGCAGTTGAAGAAGTAACTCCATCAAGTTTGTTTAATTCAGCAACAGTAGACGTAATGCCATCTAATGCATTTAACTCTGCTGCAGTTGATGTAACAGCAACACCACTTATTTTCCAACTACCTGCTGTTAGATTTGGTGTTATTGCAGTTGTTCCATCTAGTAAATCGTCTAAGGAATCTAAATTTGTATTTATTTTTGTACCCCAAGAACTTTCACTAGCGCCAACTTCAGGTTTAGTTAAAGAATAAGTTGTAGTTGTTGTATCAGCCATTTATTTCTCCTAAAAAGTTCCTTGCCATACTCGAAATTTGTCAAATTCACCACTTAATATATTTTTTCTGACAACTTCTTTACGAGCTTCAATATCGTTCCAATTCACTCCTGCGTCTTTGCACCATTGCGCCATAATATGTAAAGGTATAGAACCTACAAGACGATTTTCACCACTTAAACCTACTTTTGCTTTTCTTAAATCTTCAGCTCGATCTAAGCTCGGTTGATTATCAAATGTACGTGCAACTTCAATTTTATCGTCTTTGCGGTTGTACTGTATTTGTTCTTTTGTTTTCATATTATCTTAAATTTGGTGTGGGAAACTTAGCTCAAATCTCCCACTTTAAGTGTGGGGAGATTAAGGAGGACTCCCCACACCCAATATTCTACCTCATTATGAAGTAGTACAGTCAGCAACTAAACCTGAAGCCTTCTCGTTCTTAGAGATAAGCGTAAGTTCAGTTAATACTTGACGTTTAGTTGAGTCACCAGTTTTAGCTAACTCTGTATTCTTAGTTGGTCTAAGAACACCACATGCCCACATATCTGATTGCATAATCCAAACATCACGACCTCTGTTTTCTCTGCTAGGAACAAAATCAACTGTTCCCCACGGAGTTACATACACGTCTACTGCATTTACAACAGCGTTAGTACCACCAACTGAAGCTCCAATTGTAGAGCGTTGGTTGTTCATACCAGTAAATGCTAGTGCTTTGTTCATTTGGAACGCACTTAGATATACAGTATCAGGCTTACCACCTTCTTCCCAAATAGACTGCATAACACTATCAAAGTCTGCTTGAGAGAAAACAGTAGCTGTACCGTCAGTACGAGCTGTAGCACCTGGTACTGAACCAGTTGGGTTTGCACCACCTGATCCACCAATGTTTGCAACATTAGTTGTCACGTATGCTCCACAACCAGCTAGTTCACGAGCCGCTGATGCTGAACCTGTTTCGTACTTATTGTTATCAAACAAAGCCTTCTCAATGTCTAGCTTTTGCTCTTTAGCAATTTTTAACACTTGATAAGCCATCTCAGCTGAACGACCTGCTTTGTCAAGTCCTTCGTCTGTATCAGGGATTATCACCGCATTTTTAAAAATTTGTGTGTAATTCCCGAGGCGGGTAGTGGCTGTACGTGCTTCACCTACAGTATCGTCACCTTCAATGTGAGCGTTAGCTGCTGATGATCTGAGTGCATCTGTTTGCCACTCATGGTAAGTGTTACTTGCTTTTACTTTTTTCAGCGATGAGTAAAAAGGAGTTTCTTCAGGAGAGATGTCATAAATAACATTCTCTAAATCCTCACGAATACCTTTAACGTCATAGCTATCGAAAGTATTACTTGGCTGTGCCATAATATTTCTCCATTAACTATTTAAAATTAATCCAAGTGCATCATCGATGCTACCTGAATCCCTAAGTTTTGCCTTTTGGCGAGAACGTACTTTAGCATTAGAAGTAGGTTGTTTCTTAGCGCCTGGTTTCATCATAGGTTTCGCTGACTTTAACTTTTGTTTAGCCTGTGATTTGCCTTTTAATGTAGCCTGATACCTCATGGCATCGTGTAACACTTTAATCGCTCTGTGATCTGTAATCTGCGAAATTTCTTCAGTAGTATAACCATAATGATTTGTTCCGTAAGTTACAAGTTCTTCCTTTAGTGCAGTTGCTCGTTTAGAGTCTGCAAACTCAGGAATTTCACGTTGTAATATTTGCATTTGTTCTCTTAGATACGCTTGTTTTGCAGTTGCTTCAGCTTCACTTGTTTTTTGTGATACCTGTTGCAATTGCGCCATATGTGCATCATATTGCGCTTTCTGTTCTTCATACTCTAAGTTTTGTTTCATGTACCCGATAGGATCGGCATCAAACAATTCTTTTGTAGGTTTTTCAGGTGGCGCTGAAATATTACCATTTTGTAGCGATTGATACAACTCAGCTAATTGCTGACGTTCATTAGTCAAGGCTGCATAAACTGCTTCAGCTTCTTTCTTTTGCGATGCAGCATCTTGCATACCTTGTTGGACATACTTTTGCCCACTATAGCCTTGCTTTAAGTCATCTAAGGTTACTTCTTCTTCTTTACCATTAACTTTAACAGTAAATCTTTGAAGTTCTTCTTGACTTGCATCCTCTAGGTGGTTTTCGTCATCCTCAGAAGCATAGATTTCTTCGTCTACTTCTTCAACTTCTTCTTGTGATTCAACTTCTTCTTCAATATCCGATTCAGCAGTAGCTTCAACTTCTTCAGTTTCTTCTTCTGTTATCTGTTCTTCTTCAATTACAGCTTCAGTTGTTTCTTCTTGTACTGGCTCTAGTATGCTACTTAAAGCACTATCTACGTCAGTTACTTTAGGTTCAGTCGTAGTTTCACTCACGGTGCTGATTCTCCTTTAGTTAGTTTATGATTAAACATTACTTCATCCGTTTGTACGGAGTCGAAATAATCGTCAATCTTTCTAAGCGCACATATCATATCGTGTGCTTTCTCTCGCTGATCCGTTGTCGAATCTGCATTTACAAACACAGCGATTTGCTGATCTGTAATCTCTTTTAAAGCCAATTGAAACGTGTCATCAGCTTTTAATGTCCTCATTTTAGCGCTTTTTTCAACTATTGATAAGTTGTTTGCCACTAGAATCTACCTCCTGTGACAGCTTGTGCTGGTGATTCTTGTGGGTATCTAGCTTCTTGTTGTGCTAATTTAATATTCTCAACATCTACTTTTGTACCATATTGACCAATAATCTTAGCTGCATCAGTTAATAAATCTTGATCCATTCTATCACGCTCTCTATCATCAACTGCAATGGCTTTCTGTGCATCTATTTGAGCTTTTAACATATCCATTTCTGCTTTCTTATCAGCTTTGTATTGTTCTGCTTGTACTATTGCTTCTGCTTCAGTTAATTGTTGTTCAGCTTGTGCTTGTTGTTCTGCTTGTTGTTGCATTAACATAGCTTCTGTTTCAGGTGTCATTGGATTAAAGTAACGATCAACATTCTTAATTCCTGCTATACCTAACATATCGCCAAGTGTATTTCTAATACCTGTCATAGTAACTAAACCATTTTGTGCGCCATATGTTGACCATATCTGCATCTGCATAGTTAGTGCTTGATTTAATGCTGCTACTCTTGATTCTTCTCTACCTGTTCCTAATCCAACATTTACAGTCATATCCATAGAACTATTCCAAGAACGTGGATCAACTGGAACAAATTCTCCTGACAAACGCATAAGCGTTTCTTCACAGCTATTTTCTACTAACAACTTACACATTAATGTAAACAATCTTTTTAAGCCACCCTCTGCAATATTTCGAGCCATAGTTTCTATTTGTGCTGAACCTTGTTGTGCTTGTAGACGAGCCGCAGTAGCAGAGGTATTTTGTAATGCATCCGGGTCTAATCCCATTGAAGCTCTGCTTACACCAGTTTTAGCTTCTACAGCATCGTCTAAGTATTGCATCGCAGTTAATACCTGACCTGCGACAAAAGGAGTTGCAATATCGACAAGCGCTTGTGGTGACTTCATTCTTACAAGACCACCAATCTCATTGTTCATTAAATCGTCAACATTAACTTGCCCTTGTACATAGCCTTGTCTTGGTGAATTAGTTAGCGCTACGTTGTCCATCATGCCACGCATCATAGCTGTAGCAGAGTCTTGATCGTTCATTACTAAGTCTGCCACACTACGACCAAAGAACGTGTGTGGTTCAGGATCAATTTCAAATACTGCAAATGGCACATCACCATATGGCTCACATTCTAACAATTTGTTGTCACCACCTGCCATTAATATTCTATACATTGAAGCAACACCTGTACCCTCTTTATCCATTTTCATGTAGGCTTCTGTTACAGCAACTTTTTTCATGCTTATGTCTGCTGTAGAATGATCTTCGTCTTGTTCGTAACCTTTACGCTCAAACGCTTCAGAATCTGTATATGTGTCATCTGATGACAAACCTGACAATTGGCTTACTTCTTCAAAATCATAACCCATAGTAACAAGATCGCTTACTCTCATTTCTGACCTGTGAGCAACTACATAAGCATCTTCTACTGATTTTGCGTTACGATCTACTAAAAATTCTTCAGGTGGTACAGATTCTATGCATAACTTACCTTTTTCTTTGCGATAGCTTACTTTTAATGAATACTCAGGTGTTTCCATTTCCATGCCATCTTCACCCATTTCCATAGACATTTCCATAGATTGTTCTATAACTGTAGCATCAGGCTCATTAACAATAGCTAACATTTCTTCTTCTGTGACGTTGCTAAAGCTAAAAAATTCTTCTTCTGTGTTATCTTCCCACCAAATCTTCAATACACCTGTTTTTTTAATTAAAGCATCGTGTATTGCATCGTTTAAAAGCGTGTATCCACTTAATTCACTAAATTTGTAGTTACAATACCTTGTGGCTTGTTCTGCGCTTTTTACATCTTCTTGGCTTGTAGGTATAAACTCAACTGGATGTTCAGAAGATAAAAACACACGCATTAAGCTAGGTTTTATTGCTCTGATAGTATCTCGAACTTTTGTGGCTACAATTTTTGATCTACCATCTTCCTGACCAATGTCTACTTCACCTTCAAAGTAGCGTTGTGACTTAATACGATCTTCAGCAATCTCACTTTCAACAAAATTAATTGCACTTTGCACAGCATCATGCGCTATCTGTTGTACATCATCTTCACTCATTGCTTTTAATTCTGTATGTGCCATTGTTATTCCTTTATTGATTCTGTTTGTTTTCTGTCTGAGCTTGTAATTGATATAACATTTCTAACAATCCTGCAATGCCTTCATATTTTGGTGTAGGTAATTTATCTAATTTACCCATAATATAACCAGTTAGATTTGCAGTTTCACCAACAACTCTAGGTGATGAGGCTGCCAATGTAGCAGCATATGATATTGGATCAATTGCACCACCTACTGCTGCTACGGTACTTACACCAGGTGTAACTGCACCTTGAATACCTCTTGGCATTGTACTAGCAAATTGTTGTCCTGCTAATTCTGCAATAAATTTTTCCCCACCTTCATTTTCTAATAATTTAGCTAGTTTTGTTCTTTGACTAAAATTTGTATTTACATTGTCACGCATAATAGAATTTAATTTTCGTATTGCAGTATCAACATTTGCTCCTTTTTTTAGAGATAAAGTTTGCTCAATTTGTTTTATTAAATCTGATGCATTCATAAATTCTTTCATAGCTAAAGCATATCCTGGCGCTTGTTTTTTAATTGTATCGCCTACCGAATGATAAATATTTTGTGCTACTGCTCTAGCTGTTGCGTTATCCATAGGTATATCTTCAATAACTGACCACATTGTTTGTTTCATAGCATCAAAACCTTCTACGCTATGATGCGTTTCAGGTTTATTTCCTTTATATTCTGTAATAATGTCTTGCAATTTTTTTAAGGCTTTAACACCTTCAGCGTTTTTAATAGTTCCTTTATATCTAACAATATTATCTGCACGAAGCATTGCTTTATCTATATCTTCAAACTTTAATGCAGTAACATCTTGACTCCACAATTCTTTGTTTTTTCTATAATTATCTTGTTTATTTGCTTTCATAACATCAAGATCACGTAAAGCTGTCTGTAATACTTGCTCTAAATCACTTCCTTGACGTATCGCATTTGTAACAGTTTGTCCTTCTGCACCTCTACCAAGTCTATCGCCTTTTGTACCAATCGTACCTTCTTTAGCGCCTTCTCTTGCTACATCAACAACATTTGCTACAGCAGCACCTCCTGTACCTGAAGTGCCACCTGCTATTTCACCTGCTAGTTTTCCTGTTTTTGTAACTGCAAATTCACCTGCTTTTAAAGTAGCTGTAAATGGATCGGTCATTGTTCCTGTCTTTTGTAAAACATTGCCTACAGTAGTTGCTTTTGCAACGTTTGTAAGTTGTCCTGTTTTTGCCATAATAGCGCCACCACCTGACAATACTGTAGCTATATCCATAAGGACAGAAGCAGGATCAGTCGCAACTACGTGTTTTATTGAATCTTCGTTTTTATATTTATCTTTAAAATATTGACCTACTGCTAATGCCATTTCTTGGCTTTCTGCACTTTTACCTTCAGGATCAATCATGTTAACAACTTCATCAGGTAATACTAATTGCAATGTACCTGACATTAATTTTAATAAAGTTAATCCTGTTTCTATTGGATGAGTTACTGCTTCAACTATTTCTCCACCTGCTTTTATTGTTGACATTGGTAAATTTTGTCCACCTTGTACAACAGCCTGCGCCCAAGTTAAATCTTCAGGTTCACTTTCCCACGGATCAAGTTCTGCCATATTATTCCTTTAGTTTATTAACTTAAATGATGAAGGACTCTTATCGTCACCACCAACATATTCATATTTTTTGCCATTTTTTCCCTCAATAATATCTCCTATTTTATATTGAGCAATAGCTGTCCACATGTCATTCATATTTGGTACTGCGCCTGTGAAACCTTGAAACGTACTCTTGTTATCAGGATTCATTATCCATTCTAGTGAAGCATTATTTGCCATAGCAGCTTGTTCCATTGCTTCAATTAATAATCTTAAACGTCTTGCGTTTCTTTCAGGCGAAAGTTTAGGATTAAATGCTCTACTAATTAATCTTTCACCCTCTTTTTCAGTAAATTGCGCTCCTAATACAGCTTTTAAATTACGCTGAACAACGGACTCAATACTTTCACGAACATCAGTTGCACCTGGATTAATAAAAGCATTTACTAAATCCGGCGCCATTCCAACAATCGGGCCGGTCAACATACTATTTGGTTTTTCTAGTTCATACAAAGCATCTTTTAATTTAACAAGATTAGATATTTGATCTGCACCACCACCGTTTCTCCACTTTATAAGATCATCAATCATTTTTTTGTTATATTCAGTCCAAAACGTAATTTCTTGTTTGTCACCTAAATCAATTTTAGTTTGAGGTGTTTGCATATTAACAAATTCTAAATATCCAACTGGGTTTGGATCAGTTGTGTTAATTTTGTAATATTCGTATTCTTCTATACTTGTAACATCATTTGATGAAATACCTAATATTTGTAATTCGTTTTCAGGTATTTTGTCTGCGCCACCATAATGTTTTGCTAAATCTGTATATTTATCAAATTTTTCTGCTAACGCTGATGGTTTAGTAACTTTCATTGATTCTGTTACCGCTTGAGTAGGTGTAATAATGCCTTTTTCTAACATACTAACAAGGTCTGTACGACCATTAGGATATTGTGTAGATGTTAAACCTTGCAAATGCGTAATCGTAGCATTTGTTTGTTTTTCTAGTTGTTTTGATTTAAGACTTTTATCAATTGTTGAACGAAACGATGTGGCTAAATTGGCATCAGGATGCATACGCATAGAGTTCAATGCTAAACCCATTTTAGCTATCTTTTCATCACTTGGATTCCCTAACATATTTCTAATATTTTGTGTAAAACCACCCCCTTGTTGTGGTGCTTGTGCATATTGTTGATGTGTTGCACCAGGCATTACAGTTCCATCAGGCATGGTATGTGTAGCTTCTTTAGGCATTTCTTGATTGTTTTTATTACCAAGCATTTGCATTAAACCATTATTTTTACCAATTTGGCTTCCTATTAAACCACCTATTAGCATTTGTCCTAATCCTATTGCCATCTTATGCTCCTATCAAAGTAATGATGCACCTAATGTAAGGTAATCAAACAATCCTTTGTTTTGTGTTGTTGTCTGTGTTCCTACATTTGATAATGCTGGCACACCTAAAGCCTGGGTTAAATACCCAATACCTTGCGAAGGATGTCCAGTATAACCCGCGAATTTATTTTGACCTGCTGTCATAATTGCTTGTTGTAATGCTTGTTGCATTGCGCCTTGCGATCCAAGATTACTGTTTACAGTTTGCCCCATATTAAATCCAAGATTAGCCACATTACCTAATTGATTAGCTGCGTTTAATCTTTGAGCTGAACCTGACTGATTTGCAGATTGATTTGCTAATTGAGCTTGTAGATTATTATTAATATCATATTGCGCTTGGTTTTGTGCATTTTGAAAACCGGCTTGTCTTAATCCAGCAGTAGCACGAGCCATTTGCTCAGTCATGTTACGATCATTTTCTGACATTGCTATACCGTGACGAGAACCACCAAAAGCATTTGCCATTGAAGCACTTGCGCCTAATTGATTCCTATTGATCATGTTGCTACGTAGCATATCGTCTTGCGTAGCTTTTACAACTGCATCATCGTAAGGGTTAGTGTATGGACTTAAATTTGTAGTAGCAAGTTGATTAGCTGTGACTTGTGTAGGTGTGTAACCTGTTTCATCTGCGCTAACTTGCCCAGCTTTTGTAATAGCATCTGCAGCCATTACATTGATGTTTGGTCTAGGTTGCGCTCCTATGCCTAAATTGCTTTGTGGTAGACTAGGTAAAGGGGTAATTCTATTATTAATTCCACTAGGTATTAAATTACCATTTTCATCTCTCATACCTTGTAATCCCCGTGTCTGTGATATAGTAGGGGTTGGCTCTGCAACAAGTTTACCTTGTGCATCTAAAAAAGGTTTCATACTATCCCTTAAATCATTAGCACCACCAGTCATAAGTCCGCTACTTGTAGGCACATGCATAGGATGATTAGGATTTCTAACTGTTTGTGTTTGAGCAATATGATTTGGATTGCCTACATATCTTCCCATATCCATAGGATTATGAGGTTTAGTTACTTGTCCACCGTTTGCTTGTCCTGCCATTACTTAATCT